CGAGACCTTAGTCACCATAATTTTAATTTTGATCATAATGGTGATCATGGGGCTCGCTCCTTTGCAGCTGACATCCAGTGCGAAAGTGTACTTAAGCGGTACAACTCCACTGATGTCGACCGTATAGCACTAGAAGTAGAGACTTTTGACAGTTTCATATCTGTCAATCGTCGAATGTCTGCGTTCAATCGGATACTGGCTCGTGATCTTAAAAAGACACGTTGGCCGAACCCTTTTGAACAAAATACAGACGCTCATAGTGCAGTAATATGGTCGAGGATAATGCTTTCTGCTAGGGCTCTGATTAATCAGATCCTTGGTCGTATATCTCTACCCGAGATGTACAGCCATTGCAGACATGGACCTGGTTCAACGTTCGATATCCCTAAACGGGATGCCGGATTAGAACGCAAGTTTACATTGCCCTTAACTACAACTGAGAGAGCACGCTCTCGCTTCATCGATTATCTCCGCTTCGACTCAGTCTTAGCGGAAGCCATTGTACAATACAATGACTCGAGTTCAGACTTAACTGAATTGGATTTTGATGTCGTCGAGGGTTCTCGAGCTACAACAGTCGACAAGACCAGCACGAAGAGAAGGATGATCGCTATCGAACCTACTGTGAATATGTTTTTACAGCAAGGTTTGATGGAGGCATTCTTTTCTCGTTTACGTGACTTTGGTCTTGATTTGAGCACTCTGCCTGAGACACACAAACATCTAGCACGCGAAGGAAGTATCGATAATCGTTTATCGACGATCGACTTCTCAAGCGCGTCAGATACTGTGTCTTACGAGCTAGTCCGCTGGATCCTTCCAGCAGATTGGTTTCGGCTTATCGATGAGGTAAGGTCATCTCGTATGTCAATTAATGGCATATGGCATGATCTCCACATGGTAAGTACAATGGGTAATGCAACAACGTTTCCCATCGAGACGCTCATCTTCTACGCACTATCATGTGCGTGTCATTACCATAATACCCATCTACTCAGTAATTTGGATGGGTTTGTGTCTCACAAGGCCTATAGGTCTTGTAGCACGTTTGGTGATGACTGTATTCTTCCGACGGAGTCCGCAGGCCTTTTTATGAAGGTCTGTGGAACTCTAGGGTTTATTGTGAATCACGATAAATCCTATTTCGGCAAAGAGTACTTTAGGGAGAGCTGTGGAGGAGATTACTTCCATGGCATCGACGTACGGCCGTATAGCTTTCGGTCGCCTCAGAGTTCACGAAGATCCGCGTTAGAACCTTGGCTGTATACGATATGGAACCACTTTTTACCGAAATACATAATGTATTTTGGGAGTTGTTCGTACGTATATGACAAGGAGCTCTTTCGTGTAATTTTCGCACTCTTTAATCAGTACAACCTTAAGGTAAAGGTGGTGCCTGATTACTTTCCTTCTGATAGTGGGGTTCAGATCACTGAGGATCTGTTCCGGTTTCAGAGATGCTATCCCGACAGTAGATTTTCTACCGTCTACAAAGATAGTGTCTCTGGAACTTATTCCTTTCAGTACTGCCGGTTTGTATACCGGAAGAAACAGTCCTGGGACGAGTACCTTCGGTACGCCATGAGCTTAAAATCGCTCTCGACGTACGCATCGTGGGCAGGCCAACCAAAAGTTGGGCTGTTCTCGAAATTCATGTCTGGAGATTTAGTTGCATCTTCAGACATGGAGCACTTCGACCCTATCAGGAGAGAAGGAGGATATGTTG